TGGTACGCGGAAGTGCGCACGGTGAAGTGGTGCGGTTGTGGCGTGTCGTGTTTTATGGTGTGGTATTATATGAGTATCAACTTAAGGAAAGGAAAAAAATGATTAACAAGCAATTTTGTAAGCATGTATTTGAGAGATATCTTGATGACTGCGGGCTTGATGTGTCTTATTGGGATTGTGTTGAAGCGGGCGAAATGATATTTTGTTATCTCGCTGCGCATGATTTGTTATGCTGTTGCGGTTTGCTGATTGGTCTATGAATGTGCGCAGTCAAATTGTGTGTTTAACGGTGCTACGTTCGTTTTGATATGCTGTAATTATTAATAATGGTATTGAAAAAATAAGGGAGAAATAAAATGAGTTTTATGAATTTTAAAGCATTGGTGAATTCAATCGATTTTAACGTGAACAGTGTTTATGATGTGCTTGTGTATTTTGTTGATATTGCGTCCGATTGCTTGATAGAAACGCGGTATGTCGATTGTGTTGACGTATACGGGCTTAAGGATGTGCTTGACGATGGCGTGTTTTATGTTCCGGGCGCGGTTTGTTTAGGTTATCGTATTAATCGGTGATTGGGAAAAAAAGGTGGTCGTTATGAGTAGGGGTATTTACGACGGTTATATTGCCGGTTCGTTGTGTAAGGGTATTCGACGCGATAATAGAGCGCCTGTGTTTGCATCTACGAGTAAGAAACTGGGTTGCGTGGGTTGTTTTGATTTTGTCATGTCGCATTATGCGGATGAGGTGGCTAGGATGCGTGCGGGTGCGCGAAGGGGTGATGCTTGATGTGATATAGTTGTTGTTGGCCTATTAGCTCAGTGGTTAGAGCGTCATTCTTATAAAATGTGCGTGCCGGGTTCAATTCCCGGATAGGCCACGTGATTGTGTTATATTTGGTCATGGCATGTCGTTTGATGTGTCATGACCTTTTTTTTTTGTGAGGTGTTTTGATGGATATTAGTTCGATTGTGGCCGTTGTCGGGAGTGTTGGTTTTCCGATTGTCGCGTGTTGTGGCATGGCGTGGTTTATCGCTACGACGTTCCGTGATTTTAATGATTTGATGACTAAGAATAATGTTTTGACGGAAGAGCTTATTGCATTGCTCAAGCGTAATAAGGGGGATAATGATGATACGAATGTGGCGTAGCGTGTTGGCGTGCGTATGCGTATTATCCTTGCTTTTTGTGCCGTCCGCAAGCGCGGACATGCGCGGTGTGGATGTGAGCAATTGGCAGTGTGATATTGACACGTATGCGTTGGACGCTGATTTCGTCGTGGCGGGTGCCACATGGGGTGTCGGCGGTTTCAACAATATGTGTCTGACCAATGGCGTGAATCAGGCCGCGAACTATCAGCTCGGCCGTGCGGTGGACAGCGGTAAAAGCATTGGCGTGTACCATTACGCGATGGGACGTGACGCGAACGCGGAAGCTGACTTTTTCGTTGACAACGTGCGCGGGTATGTCGGTGACGCGGTGCTTGTTTTGGATTGGGAATCTCAGGATAATCCGCAGTTTGGTAATGGCGCGTGGGTTGAAGCGTGGGTGCGGCATGTGCATGATCGTACGCGGGTATGGCCCATAGTCTATGTTCAGGCGTCAGCGCTGGGGCAGCTTACTTCGTTCGTTCGTGGGCATTGCGGCGTGTGGGTTGCGCAGTATGCGTCGATGAATGCGACCGGCTATCAGGTTGTGCCGTGGCTGTATGGCGCGTATGGTGAGGCTATGCGGCAGTACACGTCGAACGGTTATGTGTCGGGTTATGCCGGGCGTTTGGATTTGAATTATTTCAGGGGTGAACGTTGGCAGTGGGATGCGTACGCGCGTGGTGATGGTGCGAATGTATCCGCACCGGAAACGAACGCTGGTGGCGATGTATCGCAGTCGTTTTGCGTGGTGGTTGCGTCGGGTGACACGTTGTCCGGTATTGCCGCGCGTACTGGATTGTTGCCGTGGCAGTCGTGGCACGGGTATGCGTCGGGTAATCCGGCTGTGATTTATCCCGGCGAAACCGTGTGCTATGGCGGTGCTGCGGCCGCGCGGCCGGATACGGCGCGCACGCATACGGTTGTGTCCGGTGAGTCTTTGTGGTCGATTTTCGGCGGTGATTGGGCGCGTGTCGCGTCGCTTAACGGTTTGTCTAATCCGAATTTGATTTATCCGGGGCAGATTTTGCGTTATTGAGAATAAATATCAATAATCGGCGTGTCGCTTTTTGTGCACGCCGATTTTTGTGCTATAAATATTCATGTCGCCAAAAATGGTTGACAGAAAAAAACAGATGCAAAGGATAACAAACATGCGAAAGATACGTAAGGTAATCGCTGACAGCACCATAAGCTATTATGACAGGGACGGTGTGGAACAGACATTCCACACCCCCGGAAACGTTCGCACCGTTGAAATGGCCGTCAAAGCGCTTATGGACGCCGGTATCGTCAATGTCTTGATTGACGACATCACCGTAAGCAAGAACACGTATGTCATGGACGTTGATACGTTCATTGAGCACGCGGAACGTGTCGTGACTGACGAAACCGGCTTCGATAACGACAACGATATCGGCAACGATAACGAACGCTGAAGGGAACTGAATAATAAACGAGGAAAACGAACAGATGAACGAGGAAAACGAACAGATGAACGAGGAAAACGAACAGATGAACGACACCATCGTGAATGAAACCGCACAGAACACCGCTGACAACTATCGTTATATTTGCACGATGGACGACAGCACGTTCGAGGGAAAACGCGCCATCGTCAACGCACGCAACAGCGCATTGTCGCTGAACGGACGCGGCGCGGAACCATTGACGGTTATTGGCGCTTTCATCGCGCCGGGCGTCCGTTCTCAGACCGGTCAGAAATGCGCGAACGTCTATCTTTTCGGAAAAGACGGTAAGACGTATTTCAGTCAGTCACAGGGAATCTACCGCAGCGTGTTGGATATCTACGACATGTTCCCCGATTTCAACGCGCCGGACGGCATCACCGTTGCAGTCAAGCAGACACCGTTGAGCAGTGGACGTTCTACGAAATCGCTTGAAATCAAGTAGTTCGGAATGAAACAAAAGTGCCATAGATTGTTATGGCACTTTTTTTTTATAAGGTGGTGAACATGCCTAGAGCACATAAACAAGCGGACGTTTTGACAGCGAAACGCAAGCGCGTACGGCGTACGATAAACAGCCTGAAAAAAAGCATTACCGACACCATGCCCGAAAGTGAAGCACGCGCACGGCGCGTTTACATCCAGCGGCTTGAAACGCAGCTGAAAAACACATATGTGGGCCGCATCCGCGATGCTGCCATGCGCGACGAATTGTATCAACGCGCCAATGAAAAAGCCGACGCGCTGCTTCGGCAAACCGAAGGTGTGCGCGGCGGCAAAGGACGCGCGAAAGAACGCGCACGCTCATTTAATATCTTTCGTAATGAAATGCGAATGGCTTCCAAGGGTTTACCAAGCGCGCTAGGCGATGACCTAGGTCGTGAAAAAGTCAAGATATTTTGGCGATACACGCAAAACGTATGGCAACGTCCCGATGTCGCGCCGGACAAACGACTGGAAGTCATCATGAAGGCATATGATGCCGATTCGCTTAGCGAATTATTTGATACTGTCATGTCACGGAATGAAAAGGCGTTGCAATACGCCAAACGTATGAAAATGCATGCGGGCGAATTGGAAGACGATACGGATGTTGACGGCGGTAGCCCGATATGGCTTATGTTGGTAACGCCTGACGTGATACGATGATGAAGGAACGTAAGGATTTTCGGGTGGCGGCGATATTCGACACCGAAACAACGAACGTTGGTGAGGGTGCCGAAACGCGTGCATATCCGATATTGTACATTTTCAACGATTTACGCGACACGCCGCTGGAATCGTACACTCCCGATACGGACGATGTGCGATTTTACCGGCGCACGTCCGAAGCGCTATCGTATATTGACAATCTCATCGAACATGGTCGTACGCACGGTTACATTCCGATAATCGCGGCATATAACCTTATGTTCGACATGCAGACTCTCATGTTGGAATTGGCGCAGTCGTACACGATCGCCGCTAATGCGCAGACGGCCACTAGCGTGTACACGCTTGACTTGTATGTAGGTGATGACGTGGTATGCCGCTTTTGGGACACGTTTTATCTCGAAATGGGCGGACTTCGTGCAATGGGCGAGACATGCGGTTTGCCGAAAGCGGTGGGCGACTGGGATTACACGCTTGTACGCACGCCCGAAACGCCATTGACCGATGAGGAACTGTTCTACGCACGACGTGATGTGCAAGTGATACCCCAATATCTGCAATGGCTGCTACGCGCGAACCATTGGCTTACGCCGGAAATGCTTGGTTGTCGTGTGCTTACCAAGACATCGCTTGTGCGGCAGATGGCACGTCGTGAGATTGGCGGCCGACGTATCATGTTGCAGAGCGGTAAGCAGATGACGCTTCAACGCGCTTTCGAGATGACTTGCAATCAGGAGTTTCCGAAAAACTATGAGTCCTATGCTTTGCGCAAAGCGTGTTTCCGTGGCGGTTTGACGTTTACGAGCGCGAAAACCGCTAGCGTGGTGGTGGATAATGTCGCGTCCTTGGATGTGACGTCAATGCATCACGCTTTTATCAATGGCCGTCGTTTGCCGGTGAAGTTCGCGCCTATGCCTTCGGATATTCTGCAAGTGGCATGCGAACGTATCGTTGGCACGCCGCTTGAAGACGTATTGGCCAATTACAGTGACCCGTTCCGAACGGGTGTACACGCTGCCGTGAGATTTACGAATCTCAGATTACGTAAAAACACATGTTTCGACGTGTGGGGTATTGCAATCTGTCCTCGCTCAAAATTTGTAAAGACATTGCAAGCGGATACGGATTATGCCAATAACGAGAGAGCGAAAACACAGGAAAACAGCATTAGGGCGCATGGTTACGTTGATAGCGCCGTTAACGCGACATACGCTTTCGGAAAACTGTATTCTGCGGATGAATGCATATTACACGTCAACGAGATTGAATTATGGAACGTGGCGCAAGTATATGAGTACGATGAAATGCACGTTTTATATGGAGAGGGTACCACTAAGACAATCATTCCACCCGATTACGTGACTTTACAATCCAATATGCTTTTCGCTCGAAAAACCGATGTGAAAAATCTGATTAAACATTATCATGAGGGGGCGGCATATACGGAAAAAATACCCGATTCGATACCCGAAGGTATCGCGCGCGACGCAAAAGCGGGCACGTTAAGTATGAAATTTTTACAATCATATTATGGTAGCACCGTTAAAGGCCAATTCAATGGGATTTATGGCACTCAGGCGCAGGATGTCATGAAAGCTGATTATCGCGTGACGGAAACCGGTGAGCTTGAAGTCGATGAAACCACGGTGTGCACACCTGAGAATTTTGCGAGAAAACGGCCGAAAACGCCACGCGTGCTCTACACTTACGGCATGCGAATCGTTGCGGGCAGCAGAATGCACTTGCTGATAGCCATGATGCTGCTATATCGGTATTTCGGCGATCGCGTCACGGTCACGGGCGGCGATACCGATAGTCTGAAAATCAGCTGCGCCGATGACGTGTCCGACATGGAGCTTTTGAAAGCGCTTGAACCATTGCACACCGCCATAGAAAACGCCATCGACATTACCATGCGACGCGTTAGGGATACCGCGCCCGATATGGCATCCACGCTGGAACATATCGGAAAATTCGAAGTGGAGGATTGCGGTGGCACGACTCGATACGTCGAGCATGTGGAATTGTGGAACAAAGCGCGTGTCAGTTTGGACACGGGCGGGCGCGTGCATGTCACTTGCGCGGGACTTCCGCGGCCGGACGGCATGTACACTATAGAAGATTTTATCGCCGGCATCATGCGCGCGGGGCACGGCTTCGCGGAAACCGTGCGAATGTCGCTCGGCTATGATGTGTTGGTCGATTATGACATATGCCACACGTTGCAACGCAATCGGCCGCATGTATGGGACAGATACGTCGGCACCGTCACCGATTATCGGGGCGCGACGTACCATGTTGATGTGCCCGAAGCCATCGCGTTGTATCCGTCCGGCAGATGGCTGGGCGAATCGGACAAACAGGCGAACGGCGAGAATCTGACATACTTAAGAAACACGTATAATAGAAATGTGGAAACATTGCCCCGCGAGCTTATTATGCGGGACGGCAAACCTATGATTGTGGGTATTGATGGCGAAATATTATTATGACAGGCTTAAAACCGTGATATTACCGCGAAACGCGGACGTTAACATGATTATCGGCGCGCGCGGTTTGGGTAAAACCTACGGTATGAGAAAATACATGATAGAGGATTATTTGAAAAACGGATATTGTTTTGCGGAAATCGCCCGTTTTCGTGAGGAAAACAACGATGTCGCCGCAGACTATTTCGACCGCATTATAAAGGATAATATTTTTCCCGATTATGAATTTCGCACAACAAATAAAACAGCTGAAATACGACGGAAGAAAACCGGCAAAAAAGAAAACCTGTGGCGGATATGCGGTTATTTTATACCCTTGACCATGCAACAGCGAAAAAAGAAAAGCACATACGTGAACGTGCGCAACATTTGCATGGATGAATTTATCATCGATAATGACGATAGATATCACACGTATTTGAAAAACGAGTTCGAACAATTGGCGAAAATCGTGGATACCGTGACGCGCGAACGCGCCGACGATACCGAACTACGCAAACCTAGAATATTTCTTTTAGGTAACGCATGCGACGCGTTCAATCCGTATTTTCGACGTTATGAAGTGCCACTTAACCCTGACTATGGACTGCAATGGCTTGACGGCAAAACATGTCTGTTCGATTACGTGCGAGACGATGACTATGCCGAACAAAAGGCAAAGAACACCGTTGCGGGACGCATGTTGAAAAACAATGATGATATGACAGCGAAAAACAAGTTTCGGCAATTTGATACCGATTTCATCGAAAAACCGCATAAGCACGCGAAACTCACTTATGTGTTCCGTTGGTTCAAGCAAGAATATGGTGTATATGTCGATATGCGCTGCGGATATGTTTTTCTCTCCACGAAATACGACGGCGGCGCGCATGTGCCATATTTTGCAATCACACGAGATGATAACAAACTGAACTACCTCACTGCGAATATGGCAAAAGAGTTGATTAAAAACCTTACATCGTATTACGCGTTAGGCTATCTGAGATATGACACGGTGGAAACGCAACACGCCATGTTTGAAATGCTCAGAAATTTCGGTGTAAAATAAACACGGCGTACGTGAGGTGCCATAGTGGTATCGCTAAAACGCATCATCGATAACCACGGTTGACTCCGGCGACGATGCGGCCGTGAGGGAAAAGCGCGCCGACCACCGCTATGAAACATGTCACAAGTATGCTATTCTTAAGTCGTACCGGTTACACACCGGTACGACTTTTTTCATATATGAAAGGAAAAATAATGGATGACGAAACCATCGAGGAAAAGGACACCGCCGAACGCGATGACCCCACCCCCGACGAAACGCGCCGCGTAGGCGAGTTCGATGACTTGCGCGACATGCTGCGCGGCATGCTGGACAAGATAAGCGCGCTAAGCGATCGTATGGACGCAATCAGCGAACGAATCGACGGCATATACGATAACTTCACCGATTCCGTCGCGCAAATGGTTGAAAACGGTGCGACCGTCAAGGAAAACGACGACGCGGCGGAAGCAATCGCGCAAGCGGCGGCGGAAGACTTGGAAAACCTCGATTACACGCTCTGAAGGAAGAATGAGACATGGCAATAGACAACGCAACCATTTTGGATAAAGTACGTCTTAAGAACACCGACGATTACCAGCAGCGCGTGCCAAGCGCGACGCAGACCGGTGTGGCGAACACCGCACGGTATTTGTTCGACCCGATGAATCGGCAGTATCTCAACGACTGTGTTTGGAGCATGGTCAATCGTATCGGCCTCACCGTAATGGCGCAGAACGCGCCGTTTGAAAACCCGTTTTCGGTTTTCAAAAAGGAGAACCTGTATTGGGGCAGCACCGTACAGGAAATCGCCGTCAAATGGATTAAGGCGCACGGGTACAAGGATGATGCGGAAGACCTTTTGAAGATGCATCGGCCCGAAGCGGCGGTGTGGTTCTATGAAATGAACCGCAAGGACCAATACCCGATTTCATGGACCGATGACGAATTGCGGCAGGCGTTCGTTGATGATTTCGGGCTGAATCGTTTCATTGCGCAGATTATGGAAACGCCACGCAACAGTGACAATTATGATGAAATGAACATCATGCTTGCGCTGATTCGTCATTATGAACAGAATCTTGGTTTCTACAAGGTGCATCTTGACGCGGTGCCGAGCGATGAAACGACCGCCAAGACGTTGCTTAAGGCATTACGTGCGACCGCGGGCCGTATGCAGTTCCCGTCAACGCAGTACAACGCGCTGAACGTCACCGATATTCCGGCGTATGCCAATCCGCAGCAAATGGTGTTGCTGATTGAACCGGAATATCTCGCGTCGCTCGATGTCGACGCGTTGTCGGCTGTGTTCCAGTTGGATAAGGCCGACGTGCCGTATCGTATCATTCAGGTGCCAAGTCTTGGTATTCCGGGCGCGGTGGCGTTGCTTGTCTCAACCGATTGGTACCAGGTTCGCGATACGCTGTACGGCACTACCCAGTTCTATAACCCGCAGACGCTTTCCAACACGCTGTATCTCAACCACTGGGGCATTTATGGCGTGTCGCCGTTCACACCGTGCGCGTTGTTCACCACCGATGCGGGCACTTCCATCAAGGTCGTGACCCAGACCGTGACAGGGTTCACGCTGACCCCGACCACGGGAAACGTCAAGGCGGGCGACCTTATGCAGCTCACACCGAAGCTCACCGCCACCGTCGAGCCGACGGGCACCGCCGTTCAGGTCGCGCCGGACGCGGCGACGTACGAGGTCGCGGCGAATCATGCCGCAAGCGGCGATGAGTCGCTCGGTGCGGCGTTCGACCTCAACGTCAATACGTTCGTGGATGACCAAGCGCGTTTGCATGTCCAGCGTGACGGCCTTGTGGCGGGTGATGTCATCACCGTGACGGGCACCGCCACGTATGTCAATCCGAACGGCGAGACCACGGAACATTCCGCGGCATGCACGTTCACCGTCGAATAGTCTGAATCGACTATGGTATAAAATGAGTGGTGCTTCATGTGAGGCGCCACTTGTTTTTTCATATATGGAAGAGGCTGTGATATGGACTTTCCACATCTGCAAAACGCAACGACGTTCCCCGATACGGACACGCGCGTATACGGTCAGTACCGCAACGTTTTCGACTACAATGTTTGGACACCAAACACGGTAATCAAATTGTGCCGTGTGAATTGGTACGATGATTACCACGACGTAGTGAAATTCCCCGATGACGCCGCACGAGACACATGGTTTGACAAACTGGACGGCGAAACCGTCAAACTCACAACGAACATGTATATCGCACGCGCCGACGCGGACGGCATAAAATTGCCCGTGCCCTACATGACGGCGCAGCAGTATAATTACATTGTCGTTGACTTTTCACATGACATTATCAATACGCCGTATCAGAAAACCGACGTGCAGACACGTTATCATTTTTTCATCACTTCCGTACGCGCGGAAGCGCCGAACACGACAACATGCACGCTTACGCGCGACGTGTGGACGGACTATATCAACAGCACCACAATCAACGGTTTGCTATTGTCGCGCGGTCACGCGCCATTGACGGAAACGACGCCGCAAGAACTGCTGAAAAACCCGCGCGCGAATTGCCGTGATTTCACGCTGCCCGACGTTGACTATGGCAATGCCGCATCGAATATCAGGAAAAGCACACCGGTGAATCTGCAAAACGGTACAAGATACATCTGTGTGGCCGCAACGTTTTCACCCGGACAATTGCAAACCATGGGCGGCATACGCGCCACGAGCATCACGGACAGCGCCCCGACATACAGTAACGCCGATGGCACGGCAGCGGGTTTCGCGTGGGGTGCCGGAAACGTCGATACGTCAAACGTCACCGGCGCGGGCACATCATACCATTCAATCGATAATCTCACCGCAAGCAATGTAAGCATGTATGCGCTCGAATCGTCCAAAATATCAGACGAATATTTCGACACGCTTTTCGCATATTACCCGCATATCATGTCGCAGATTACAGCGGTTTTCATAGCCACCGCAAACATGCTGCGTCTTGGCGACGCTATCAGCGTGAATAACGTTGAATGGCATACGGTCGGCGGAACGCGAACAAAACTATCCGATATTGATTTGACAATCGACGATTTCGGATACGCCGCTGAGTACGCGCAAATAACACGACTATATCTTGCACCGTACGCGCACTTGGAAATATCCGACAATATCGGAAATAAAACCCGTGTGGAAATCGCTGACTGCGGACAACTCTCAGTACAGTCCGTCACATCCCTGAGTTATCCGATATTGCGTCAAATCGCATGGCTTGACGGAATCGGTGGCGACGGTGATACGTCCATCAGCATTGACGCCATCAATGGGGCTGACATCACCGCCGACGTGCCGAACGCGGACATACTCAAAACACTCATATCGCACGACATACCGACATACGCTTTACAGCGTCGCGCAATCGATGCGCACCGCGCCGACGCATACAATCGAGAAATCGCGCAAGCACGCGAAAACGCCATTATCTCATACGAAAACGGCGCACGCTCGGCAAACACGGCGCGAGACAACACGTATCGCAGCAGCGCCGCAGCGGTATCGAACACGGCGCGTGCCAATCAGCGTGACACCGCGGTGAAAGATGAAGCCAATAGTGTGCGTACTGATAATCTGACGTATTCGACCGCACGGCAGAACGATGATTTAAACACCGCCACAATCAAGATAAATCTTGATGTCGGTCAGGATAACACGTTGCAGAACAAGGCGTTTATAGAGGGCTCTCAAACTCAAGCGTTGTCAAGTGTCGCAAGCGCGATAGGCACAATGGCCGGTGCCGCGTTGGTAATCGGCACCGGTGGCGCGGCGTCACCGTTGGTAGCCGGTTCCATGGCCATCGGCAGCGCCGCACTGCAAGGTTACAATACCGGTGTCGCCATAACCAATAATGAAGAACTCAACCGCACCGCCAATGATGTCGCCAACACGAAAGCGAAAAACGCAAACAGAGCCAACAGCGAACAAACACAGCATTCGATAACGCAGGCAACCAACGTGACAACGCGCGCGAACACGCAGGCCGACCGTATCAACGAATACGCCACAAGCGCGGCAACCGACATGACCGCCACAAGCGCGAACACGGCGAACGCGAACGCGTCGGCGTCACGCAATCAGAGTGTGGATAATGCCAAACGTGTCATGATGAACACGCGTTCCAACGTTAACGCCGCATGGCGTGACTTACTCAACCATGCCGCGCAACCCGTTGGAGCATATGGCGGCGACAACTTCAGACAGGCCACGGGACTTGACACCATGACCGTGAAAATAGTCACCGAAGACAATGGCGCGATCGCGGCGGCGGGCGATTACATGCTGCGCTATGGTATCGCAAGCAACAAACTTTACAGCCGTCCGTCGTTGACGCCTTGCAAGCATTTCACGTATTGGCAATCCGTCGATGTATGGACGGTATGCCCGCTTGCGCAAAACGAGCAATTGCAGACAATCAGGAATATTTTCAGTTCCGGTGTTACAATATGGAACAGCCCCGAAGAAGTCGGCGGCGACTTCGTGCACGACAATCTATAAGGTGGAAAATATGGGACGTAAACGAACGCATAAAAGGCAGTTGACCCGTGCGGAAATGGGCGAACGCGGCGCGCCGATGTGGCAGCAATCCGAATCGCTCAATTCGCAAGCGTATTCGATGGCGTATTCTCAAATGCTGAATATCGCGTTATCCCGTTTCAAGTGGTTGAATCTGCCAAAAACCTGCGACGCATGGTTTCTCGAATATAATTTACTGTATTTCGGTTACGCAACAATCGCGTTCCCGCATAGTAAGCCCGGTGTGTTTTTCAGCACGCAAGCGGTGACCACATCGAATTTCAATGTCTATTACAAACCGAAGAAATGGGATAGTTACGGTATCAACGGTTGGCGTTTTCCGGTGAACAATTCCAATGGTGTTTTCATCTACGCGAATCGTGCGCGTACGCCGCTCATTCCGACTATTGAGTTTTTCGCGCATGAGATAGAAGATTTGTACATGACGCGGCGACAGAACCGTTTCAATCAGAAAACGCCGTTCATCCTTGAGGTTCCAGCCGGACAGCAGACGGCGGGCATCAACGTCATCAAGCAAATCTCAGGCGGTGAAATGGCAATCATGGCAACACCGGGCTTCACAGATTCGATGAAAGCAAACGTGTTGAAAACCAATGTCGAATACATCGGCATGGAATTGCAGAACGATATTCAAAACACTTGGAACGCGTTCTATCAAGCACTGGGCATTAAAAACCTGCCGTTGAAAATGGAACGGCAGACCGCCGACGAAATCAACGATTACGGCGAACCGACCGACCTACGCGCACTCAGCGAATTGGAGGAACGACGTGCCGCGTGCGACATTCTCAACACAAGATTCAAAAAATACCTCAAGGAACCAATACAGGTCGTGTGGAACGAAGACAATGTTTCCCGCAACTATAATTATTTGACGAACGTTGAAGAACAGGTGAATGGCGATGAATCTTGATACCGATTTTCCACACTACATTCCAAACGACACCAATGACGAATATCATCAAGTCATGTCAATCACGTTAGGCGAACTGCTGGTTCCCGGGGGAATAGACTGGACTTCCGATGAATGGTCATGGCGTGAAAGCGCATACGATGACGCGCAATACACCCGCTGTTGCCGTAAAATCGAAAACCGTTACTATGACCGCGAAATAGGCGTACTCCCCGCAAGCCGATGGAAACGGCATTTCCTACGATTGATAAACGAAATAATGCCCACCCTGAAACCATTGTACGCAGCGGTTGACGGCAATTCCGGCGTCATGTTGTCCGATATGGACACATGGCATAAAATGCGCACCGTGTTTTCCGATTTTCCAGCGACGCAATTAGCTGAAAATCAGGATTACGCAAGCAACGCGACCGATAACCAATATGAAACAGTGGTCAACGGCAATTTCATGGATAAAATCGCACACATCAAACAAGGCGATTACGTCGACATCGACGTGCTGCTGTTAGACCACTTGGAAGAATGCTTCAGCCCATTATGGACAGTCAACCTGAACAATTACTAACGAAAGGAACGATAACATGTTTCCAAACATCATAGCGTTAATGCCGTTCTACGCATTATACGCATACACCCCAGAAATACCAAAATTCTACTGGGATGCGAAAAGCCAAGAGGAAATAGTAAAATACCTCTGCTGCGAATACGACAAACTACGCCACTACGCGGACGCGCTGGCCGACAAGGAAAACGAAACCGCGCAAGCAGTGAACCAACTCACTGAAATATTCAAAAAATTCCAAGAATCAGGCTTCAACGACTACTACTATCAACAGATATACGACTGGGTGCAAGCAAACATGCCCACCATAATCAGCGAAGCCATAAAAATGGTATACTTCGGACTGACCCTAGACGGTTACTTCGTAGCATACATACCGGAATCATGGAAACAAATAGTATTCGATACCGGAATGCAATACGGCACACCTGAATACGGTAGGCTTATACTATCATACGACACAACGCCCGACGCTCAACCCGTCGAACAGCCAACCACAAAAATAACAAAGGAGAACAAAAAATGGCAAACACACCCGTCCGTCAATACATCGGCGCACGATACGTACCCCTATTCGCAGACCCCGCCGAATGGGACAACACTAAAACCTATGAGCCGCTAACCATCGTACTGCACGAGGGCAATTCATACACCTCACGCCAATACGTACCCGTCGGAATCGACATAAACAATAACGAATACTGGGCACTCACCGGAAACTACAACGCACAAGTAGAAGCGTATCGGAAAACCGCGCAAAGCGCACTTGATAAAGCGACTAACAACGAAACAAGCATAAATAACATAGACGCGAATCTAAACG